TTTATTTATTTCTTTTAAGTTGTTATCACTCCATCTTTTTTCTATTTGAGAAGTACCTTTTAAGTTGTTGTCAAAATTTGATTGAGTAGGAATACCATCACTGTCTTGTAAAGGTATTGAATATGGATTACTAGTTAATGTTGTTGGATATATTATGTGTTTTATACCGGCTTTGTCAACCCAGTGTATATCAACATAATTAACGTAATCTTGAGGCATTGGAACACTAAGACTTAATGGTATTGTTAATTCTTGTGATTTAATGCTTTTAAGCGTGTCGTAGCTAAACTCTTGCAAAGCTCTTTTAGCGAAGAATAATACGTCACTTTTCTTTACTTTATTTACTAACTTGCCATCTCCTACATAACCTACCATGTAGTTATCTATAACGTCGTTTAATTTAATATATGAGTATGAACCCCAGTTTTCTTCTACGGTAGAACCATAAGCGTCTTTATTGCCATAATTACCACCTTCAGTTGATTTTAACTGTACTACAACACTTGTGTTTGCTGCTAAACTACCTGTTATTGTAATAACGTTATTAGCCACTGTATAAGCTGAAGTGTATTCAGTATATGTAGCAACACCAGCAGCTGCTGTGTATAATTTAAAATTATTTAAAGCGTAATTTGTTTCTAGAGGATTATAATTACCAAAAACTAAATTAGTGTCAAATGTGCATGTAAATGTTTGGCCAGCTCCAGCCGAACCCGATGACATAAAACCTTGTGATCCAGCGTAATATTGTCTATTGTTTTCAGTTATTAGTGCCATTTATTAACGTTTTAAGTTTATTTCTTCTTGCTGTGAAGCTTGCGCTGCAGCTTGTACTATTTGTGGGTCATTAATTATTATACCCACATATTTTAATATATTAATTACTAAATTGTTTTGCTCTGAAACATCTAGCTCAAAGTCTACTGAGGTAGCTGAATTATATACATACTGACCTAGTGAACCTACTGTAAAGCCCCAAGAAGGATCAGTTGGCTTAAATAAGCAGTTTACTTTTAAAGTTGTTGTAGCTGAAGCTGGTGAAACTTTTATTAATAATTGTGGGGTTGTAGCCGGCGCGATCGCAGCGGCTGTTTGTGTTGTGAAGCAAATAGGATGTTCAGCGGTTGGCTTAGTTAGCTTTGACCTTGTTATTTCTGTGTAATCACTTTTGCTTGTTAATTGTACAACTGACTCTATATTAGACGGTTGCCCTGTTTGCGAAGCTGGAGTTTTTGCAATAATTTCTCCTAGCTTGTATATTTTTTTAGTACCAGTATATATAAAACCTAAGTTTGTACCGTTCCAGGTAAAATCTGTTTCTTTTTCAAAAGGAAATAGTTTATATGATATATCTTTAAACATATCAAAAAACTCTGTATCGTTTTGTCTATTACTTTGATTTAAGCGGTTTACTTGGTTTCCATCAGGAAAGTAAGAATCAAAAATATCATTTTGAACTTGTACAGCAAGACTATTAAACTCAGCTGGTGGAATATATCCCCGCTGTTCTTTATTCAGTATAAATAATACTGTAGTGTATACTGTGTTTATATTTACCGCCATTATTTTTTTATTTTATTTATAATAGTTAGGCCACCCATAAAGAGTGACCCGACTACTATATAGTATTACATGTTATGAGAATTTTTTCTCTATTGATTTGTATATTTCCAAACCTTCATCCGTTTTGAAGAATGCTGCCATAGCTGAGTATGGGTGCTCATCAAAAGGAACTGTCATGAATTTTTTGTTATTTGAAGCCCAAACAAAAGTACGTTGATCTTCTAGTAACTTAATTACTCCAGCTTCTGTGGCCTGGATAGCAAAGTTTCTTAGCATTACGTTTTCATCGTTAGCTAGATCTAAAAATAAACCTGGGTTTTCTTTAGCAAAAAACATAAGATCTCTTTTTATTTCTTTACTTTTCATTTTAGAAACTTCTGAACCTACTTCAACTCTAAGTATAGCTTCCATTTGATCTATATCCATAGATCTTGCAGCTACTAAAGCATCTACTTCTAGTTCAATATCATCAAGCTCATCTGTTGCAATAGCAATAGGATTAAACTCGTAATATTTTTTATTTAAACTAGGATGATAAAGAGACAATAGTTTTTGTAAGTTTTGTTGCTCTTTAGCAACTTTTAATTCACCATTTTCAAACATTATATGACCAAGTGTCACTTCACCTTTTTGTTCATCAACAAAAGGAGAGTTTTGGTTAAGTGCATAGCGTAATTCTCTTTGCATACCTGTTTCCTGGTCAAACCAAAGCAATGAAGATCTGTGATGATGCTTACTTTGCAAAGTGTATGTTAATGGTTTGTGTCTGTCTTGTAAAAGATATACTCTATCTTTTATTTCCCACTTAGGAGCTTTTGCTACCTTTTGCGGTGTTGGTTCCACATATTGTGGAGTTTCAATTTCTTGAGGTGCTACCTCAACTTTTTTAGCTGTAGCTTTTTTAGCCATGATATAATAAGATTAAATAGTTTAAAAGAGTAATAATTACCCCCAGCAAAAGCCAGGGGTAACATTACTTTAATTGATCGATTACTTAGTGAAGATTACGAAATTGTTCGCACCTTGAACACAAAGACATCTCTCTGATAAGAAGTGTACTTGCATAGCGTCTAGATCAGAAGTGTAAGCTCCTCCAACAGATCCAGTCAACCAAGACTTCATACGACGGTCATCAGCTTGAGAAGCGCGATAACGTACGTGTAAGAATGGTCGGCGGATGTTAGTGCCTAAAGTTTGATCGTAAACAGTAGAAGTTCCAGCAGGAACTAATACTCCCTCAATTGGAGCAATACCAGCGCCACCAGCAGCTTTAACTAAACCACCTCGAGTAGAAGCATCGTTAAGATATTTCCAGTCAGTCTTATAGAAGTCATAAGAACCTCTTCGGAAACCTGTGAAACCTAAGTTCAACGCCATTTCTTCAGAATTCTCAAACAAACCATAAGCAGTTCCACCGTTTGCTCCAGCAGACAAGCCAGCAAGCATGTCGTCAAGCTCTAGTGAAAGGCTTCTGTTAACAAAAAGCATGTTCTCTTCAATAGCTCCTTGAGTATCAAGGTTCTTAAGAATAGAATCAAACTCAGCTAAAGTTCCACCGTAAGCAGAGAAGTTATTACCTCTTGTCTTAATAGCAGAGAACAATCCTTGAGTACCTTTGTTGTTAGCTCCTAAAGCAGCAGAACCAGCAGCAGCTAATTCTCCTTCAACAACAGACATCTCTAAGTAATCTTCAAAACGTAGTCGTGTCTCAGACTCAGCTTTCAAGTACCAAAGATATCCGTTAGTTCCGTCTTCAGTAGCAACTTCTACCCAACCAATCTGTGCAGTGTCAGATCCAGAGATTTGATACTTAGACTTGATGATGATAGGTGAGTTACTGAATTGAGTGAAAGAAGGAGTGATAGACTCCGCAGTAGCGTCGCCAAGTCCTTTTCCATACTCAGAACCGTAAACAAAGATCTTAAGATCTGTACGTGCTCCAGCTCCAATACCTCCAGCACCTGTTGCAGAAGAAACTGCAGCAGCTCCGTAAGGCGCAACTGTAATAGTAGCATCAGCTCCTCCAACAACACCAGCGGTTCTTGCAGTTACTATTGCAGTACATTCAACTCCGTTAGTTGGATCCATTATAACAATAGTATCCTTAACAGCAATAACGTTAGTTATAGTAGCTGTAACGTTGAAAGAAAGTACATTAACCGCTGCTCCAGCTGCCATGATAACATTATCATAAGCAATGTGTAAGCGGTTCTGTTCAGACCAAACAACTTGGTCAGACGTCATAGGCATTTCAGCTCCAACCATACGTAAGAAACCAGAAAGAGTTCTGTTTCCGTAACGCTCTACTTCTTGTTCGTAGATCTCAGGTAGGTACTGTTGTGCGAAATCATTGTTGCCATCTGTGAAACTAAGATAGTTAGTCTCAAGGGCTTGTAATTTTTGGCTTGGAACTAATGATCCAAACAATGGTGATAGTGCCATAATTTATATAGTTTTAAATTTTGATTTTTTTAATTGATAATCTTGAAGAATCATTTGATTTATCGCCTAACACTTTTACTTTAATCCCATCTTTAAACCCATCAGTCTGTGCAGTCTGTCTTGGATTTGTGCTAGGATTTTTAGAACCATCAACAACCTCTCGGATTGCGTCTGCTTTCCCTTGTTCATAAAAATGATTAGCAATAGTATCTACATTCTCAGCAGCATAAATAGCTTTGTGATAACCTTTAGAATCCTTTACCTTACCTTCACTATCAAAGAACTTCCCGACTAGGTTCGTGATATTAGATTGTTTATCAGCTAGTTTTTCTGGATTTTGCACACCATACCTGAACTTCTTTTCTCCTACTTTAAAATCAAAACCTTTGAAATCTGATTTGAAAAGATCATTTGTTTGTTGTTTAAAATCATTATGATTCTGAGTTGCAGTCTCCTGCTCCTTCGTATAGCGATCGAAAAAGTCCATAGCTTTTTTTTGCTCTTGAGTTACGCCCGGTCTCAACTTGATCTCGTCGTAGTATTTACTTTTTGAGCTTTCTAAAAAGTTTTTGGCTTTTGCAACCTCTTCTTTTATTGCGAGTTTCTTTTTGCGGATATCTCGCTCCTCTTCTATTTCTTCATCGTATGAAAAAGAATCTTCCATAAGGAAGTTTACTTCTTCAGCGTTTAAGTGCGGTTTTGTCTGTCTGTAATATTCTCTTAACAACGTGGTGTTATCAACATTAGAATAATCAGCATTGAGCCGCACATAATCTTCTATAGTTCCACCTGTCTCTTCCATAAAAGAAACAAGTTTTTCAATATTTTCTGGTAAAGGCTTACCTGTTATTTCAGCGTCTCTTTTAGCTTCTTTAACTTCTTCCTTTATTTCTTTTACTTCTTCAGCTACCTCTTCATCGGTTATTTCTTCAAGAACTGGCTTTTCATCTTGAACGGGTTTCCGTACTTCTTCAACCACTTCTTCGCTACCTGCACTGTCTTTTGGTTCTTCGACAGTAGCATCGCTTTCATTTGTTTCTCCGATTTGAATGGCATCGTCTTCTTTTTTATCTTCTGTAGGTATAACTACTTTAGTTACTTCTTCTTTTTTTATTTCATCTTTAGGTTCAGATATTGTGACTTTTTTTACTTCGTCTTTAGCATCTATGTTTTTACCTAAATTTTTTGGCTTGGACTTTTTAATTTTAAAGTCGCCTTCTTGCTTTACTTCTGTTGACATAATATAATATAATTAAATAAATAAAAGGTTTATTCAGGTCCTAACGAATCTAAACTAAACCCACCTAAATCATCATTACCTTCTGATTCAAAGTTAATAGGTAATAAATCATTTTTTCTTTGGTCAATCATTTCTGATTGCTGTGTTCCTTGTATTCTTGTTCTTTGATCTTTTCGATCTTCTATTTCTTTTTCTCTTTCTGCTTCAACACCTGCTCTAGCTTTTGCTAACTCCATTTGATAGTTAAACTCTTCAGCCATAAGTTCTCTTTTTATTTGAGCTTCTGTTTGCATACGTTGTATTTCAAACTGAGACTTAGCTTGTTCAATGCTTACTTTTTCTTGCGTAAGAGCTTGTTGCTTTTGCACTTCAGACATGGCGGCAGCTTCTGAAGCCTGAGCATTAGCTTGAGCTTGTATATTTTGTTGTGCAGCAGCTTGTTCTCTTTGTATTTTTTGTTTTTGTCTAAGCTTTAAATATTGATTAGCTAACTTGATATTTTTTATTTCTCTTATGTCTATAGCATCTGATAATTCTATTGATCCCATTTTTAAAGCAGCTTGAACATTTTGCTCAAGTTTTGCTTTTTCTTCTTCTTCGGGTTCTAACTCTAAATAAATACCAAAATCATGTATTTGTAAGTTCATTAACTCTTCTAAGGTTTTAGTATTAAAAGTGCTTATGGAGTTCATTAATGCGTTTCTATTCAATGGATTTTTTATTATATCAGCAGTTTTTAAACTTACATTTTCACAAGTTCTTAATCCTATAAATAACAAAGAGTCTAAAAGATGTTTAGTTGCTACGTTTGAAGCGTTAGC